CATCTTCCCATGAAAAATGTGAAGGCATCCGCTGCGCATACAAAGAAAGCTGTAACCGTTATTTAACACGCAACGAAGGAATTAATGAATTTTATAGTTTCTATGCACTGGCAGATACCGATTGTGAATATCACCAGCCAATGATTAAAAGTGAGGTTACAAATGGTTAAGGCAAATCAAACAGAGTTTGCTGAACTGATGGGCTGGACTAAGGGGTATGTGAGCCAACTAAAGCAGGCAGGACGTTTAGTTTTTTCAGAGGATGGCAAGGTGGATGTTGAAGCAAGTAAGATCAAGATTGCTGAAACTGAAGACCCTAACCGAGATGATGTGAAGGCTCGCCATGCAAACGAGCGTGGTAGCGATAGTAAAGTAAATGAAATTGGTGCGCATTCGACTACTGGAAAATCAAAAAAAGAAAAAGAGCCAAAAGACCCGAGCCGCGATAGCTTTTCACAATCTCGCGCAAAAGAGCAGCAATTCAAAGCGCTGCAGGCTGAGCTGGATTATCAGGAGCGTATAGGCAAGTTAGTAGCGCGCGATGCTATGAAGGATGCAATTGGCGATATGGTCACTACATTTCGCCAAAACTTAGAAAACATGCCACACCGCATTAGTGCTGAGTTAGTAGGAAAAGATATCAACGACATTCGTATCACCCTCAAGCAAGCCGTTCATCAAGTACTTACGCAGTTGGAAAAAGGCTGCAATGACAAATTAAATCAATCTGCTCAGGAGGCTTCATGATATCTCCAGTATTGATCGGCACAGCCAAACTTTACAACATGGATTGCATGGAGTTCATGAAGTCAGTACCAGATAACCATTTTGATTTGGCTATCGTAGATCCACCTTATTTTTATGGGCCCAATAAATCTGGTTACTACGGTAAAGGTTTTTCAAATTTAGGAGTGGCCAGAGCAAAGCACTATGACGCTTTAGATAGTTGGGATGTACCAAAAGAAGATTACTTTATTGAGCTGGCAAGAATATCTAAAAATCAAATTATTTGGGGAGCGAATCATTTTGCAGGTAGGTTTGATAGTAGTTCTGCAGGTTGGATAGTCTGGGATAAAGACAACGGGAAAAGCTCATTTTCAGATGGTGAGTTGGCATATTCATCGTTTGAGCGTGCATTACGTATTTTTAAATACGTTTGGAATGGTATGCACCAAGGTTCATACGGTGGGAATGTAAAGCTAAACGAAAAGAGGATTCATCCAACACAAAAGCCAACGGCTCTTTATCACTGGCTACTAACCAATTATGCAACGGCAGGACAAAAGATATTTGATAGCCATTTGGGAAGTGGATCTCATGCAGTCGCTGCAAGTAGGCTTGGGTTTGATTTAACTGGTACCGAAAAAGACACATCAATGTTCAATGCGTCACTTGGTTTTATTGATAAAGAGTTAAGTCAAGAAAGGCTATTCGCATGAGTTTGCCATTTGATGCATTTCTTCTGACTTATGAAGCTGCTCGTAAAGCAGTAAGGCCTAAAGAGTTCTTAACCGTTAGTGAGTGGGCTGATAAGCACAGAATATTATCTGGTGAGGGTTCTGCTGAGCCTGGCGAATGGAAAACATCGCGCACCCCGTTTTTACGCGAACCTATGGATTCACTTTCAGAGGACTCTGCTGATGAAAAAGTGGTGTTCATGAAATCAAGTCAAGTAGGTGGCACTGAGGCAGGCAGTAATTGGGTTGGTTACATCATGGATCATGCCAAAGGACCAGCAGCGATTGTAATGCCTACTGAGCGCAGCCTGAATGATTGGGTTTCTCAAAAATTTGACCCGATGGCAAATGACACACCTGCAGTAGCAGAGGCGCTTTCTAAAAAGAGCAATAAGTCATCTGACAATAACGCACAGCGTAAGAAATTTCTTGGCGGTATTTTGTATTTTAAAACGGCCGGCTCTACCTCAGAGTTGAAGTCTACTAGCTTGCGTTATGCCTTGGCTGATGAAGTGGATGAATGGGCTTGGAGTACTGACCAAGGTGACCCACTAAAATTGCTAGATATTCGGTTAACAGCGTTTGGTGATTCAAAAATGTTTATTGTTAGCAGTCCTACTGTTAAAGATGCCAGCCATATTGAAGATGCATTTGAAAAAGGTGATCAGCGCCGTTACCACGTGCCATGCCCGCATTGTGGTGAGTTGCAATATCTGAAATGGCATAACCTACGCTGGACAAAAGATGTAAAAAATCCGAGAAAGATTGCATCTGTTTATTATGCCTGCGAACACAATGGATGTTTGATTGAGGAATATCACAAAGCCATCATGTTGCCGGAAAAAGGGCATGGCGGTGAGGCACGCTGGGTTGCCATGGCGCCTGATCATTTATATAAAAGTTATCACATCAATGCTTTGTACTCTCCAATTGGACTTGGTAAGTCTTGGACCCAGCTGGTTTATGAGTGGATTGATGCTCAGGATGATCCTAAAGACCTAATGGTGTTCATTAACACTCGCCTTGGTGAAACATATGCGGACCGTAGCCATGATATTAAGCCAAATGCATTATCTGCCCGTGCAGAGCCTTACGCCTTACGTACGATACCAATTGGCTGTTTAGTTCTTACTTGCGGGGTGGACACGCAAGATGATCGATTAGAGATTCAAATCACCGGTCATGGACGTGGTGGTCGCACTTGGCCTGTTGATTACCATGTTATCTACGGCAATCCAGGTGATGACGATGTTTGGGATTCTTTAGGTAAGTATTTGAAGGATGCTGTGTTTGTGAATCATTTCGGTAAGAGTTTGAGAATTGAAGCAACAGCTGTCGATACAGGCGGTCACCATACGCATATGGTTTATGGATTTTCTAGGCGTGCTGCAGCAGATTTTGGCGTTTCACGCGTTATAGCATGTAAGGGTGCAAGTACTTATGGCCGCGCTATTTTAGGAAAGCCAAGCTTGCAAGATGTTAACTGGCGAGGCCAAACCATTAAAAAAGGGGTGGCGCTGTATGTTATTGGTTCAGATACAGCAAAACATTTGCTCTATAACCGTTTAAATGGGGATAACGAGAAAGACCCAGGAGAGCGTCTTGTGCATTTTAGTACAGGACTGGATGACTCTTACTACGATGGTTTGGTGTCTGAAACTTACAACCCCAGAAAAAACAGATGGGAGCTTAAAAAAGGTAAGCGTAACGAGCAACTTGATACTTGGGTGCTATCTATTGCAGCTAGTCATCATCCTGAAGTCTACCTGCATAAATGGAAAAAATCAGACTGGGAAAGACGCGAAGCAATGATAGAGCCACAAAATGTTGCAGATGCTGATGCAACAGTAGTGCAACAACCGCAACAGGATGTGGCTGACGTATCAACCAATATTGGTGGCAAGCTGCAGCTGTCTGGTTTTAATCGTGGAGGGGCGCGATAGTGGCTGAAGACATAGTAGATTTTATGATGCAGCAGTTTCGCGACGCTATTCCAGAGCTGAATAAAGAACAAATTCAGGAAAAACTAGAGATAATTGAAACAACAACGCGTAAGCATTGGGGTGGAGAGGATGCGTATATCGCCAAGAAGAAAATCAATAAAGCCCAAGTTAAAAAAGCTGTGACTGAGTACTTAGGTGGAAAACCGTTTAGTGAGATTAGGAAAGAGACTGGTGTAGGTAGAGCAACGATATTTAGGCATATGAAAAAAGGTGATTGATATCGTCTCATTTTCCCCTGAAATTGAGACAGTGCTAGGCAGATAATACAATTTTATTAACCAGTAATTTAATCCAAACTTTTAGGAGTAGAGCGATGAACTGTTAATTTAATGAGTTGTAACTAAGGTTAAAAATACAAATTTAATAAGGCTGCGAAAGTGGCCTTTTTTTTCGTCTCAAATTCCCCTAAAAATGAGACGGTAATACCAATAAGCTTGGCACTATTAATCGGAGATTCCGAATGGCCGGCATTACACTCGAACAAGCAGAAACCAAGCTTAATGAATATCTAGAAGCAGAATCTAAGATTCTTGCTAATCAATCTTACGAATTTCAAGGGCGTCGCTTAAACCGCGCAAATCTAAAAGAAGTGCGTGATGGCATTGAGACTTGGGATGCCCGCGTAAAAGAGCTTGCTGCTAAAGCATATGGTGGCCGTCGTACAGTCGTTGCTCGCCCAAGGTAAATCATTATGGCAAAAACTACACCAACCCGTAAACCGTTAGAAATTAAACCGAACTTGGTTGATAAAGCAATTGGCTACTTTGCACCTAAAGTTGCACTAAGAAATATGCAGGCGCGCTCAGTGATGGCGTTGGCTGTAGGGGGATCTAGTGGAATTGGTTATAAAGGCGCAAAACGTGACAATGCTGCAACATCAAACTGGAATTCTTTTGCAGGATCTGCTGAGGCTGATATTAGCCCAGACTTAGTCATGAATCGCGCACGTAGTCGCGATTTGGTGCGTAACAATCCTATTGCTGGTGGTGCTGTAGGGCAGATGACTACGAATGTCATAGGTACAGGCCTTTCACTATCCCCGAAACCAGATGCAAAATTCTTAGGAATTACCGAAGAGCAAGCAGATGAGTGGGCAGAAAGCACACTGCGTGAGTATTCTCTATGGGCCAATAGTAAAGACTGTGATCTACGCAGACAGTTGAATTTTTACCAAATTCAAGATCTAGTATTCCGTTCTCGTATGGAGTCCGGTGATGTGTTTTCTATTAACCTTATAAAACCACGTGGGAACAGATACGACCTGACATTACAAACCATTGAAGCAGACCGTTGCAGTAATCCTAATCGAAAACAAAATACCAACACAATGGTTGATGGTGTTGAGATGGACGCTGATGGCGCGCCTATTAAATACCATTTTAGCAAGATTCACCCTGGTAGTTTACGTCAAACAGGTAATGAGTGGATCCCAGTAGATGCATACGGACCTAATGGCCGTAAAAATGTAATTCATCTCTTTAAGCAATTACGTCCTGAACAGGTGCGTGGCGTGCCTGAATTCGCCCCAATTATTGAACCATTGAAGCAGCTAGGACGTTTCACAGATGCAGAGCTTCAAGCGGCTGTAGTGAACGGTATGTTTGCTATGTTTGTGCGAATGGATCACGAAGCGTTTATGGATATTTTTGACGACACTGGGCGCCAAAACTATGCAAAACAAGCATCGAATTGGGACGGGAGTCTTGATGATAATGGTCGAGTAATTAATTTATTGCCAGGTGAAGAGCCTGTGTCGCCAAATCCTGGCAGACCAAACCCTGAGTTTGACCAATTCTTTCAATCGATTTTGCGCCAAATCGGTATGCAACTAGAAATCCCCTTTGAAGTGCTGATTATGCATTTTCAATCAAGCTATTCAGCTGCGCGTGCTGCATTACTAGCCGCTTGGAAAACTTACCGTCGTTGGCGTGATTGGATGGCCTCTGACTTTTGTCAGCCTGTATATGAGTTGTGGCTAGAGGAAGCTGTAGCAAAAGGCTACATCAAAGCACCAGGCTTCTTTGCAGACAAGCTTACTCGTGCAGCATGGAGTAAATCAATCTGGATTGGAGACGGTCCTGGCAGCATTGACCCAGCCAAAGAGGTTTCTGCTGCAAAAGAGCGAGTGGAGCTAGGTATATCAACACGTGAGACAGAAAGCATTCTGCATGATGGTGTGCCTTATGAAACCAAACATAAGCAATTAGCCAAAGAAAAACGCATGCGCGATGCTGACGGCTTGACTGTTTTGCCATCACAAGGCGGTATTCCAGTAAAGATTGAAGACTTAGATGAAGACTTAGATTTAGATAAGAAAAAAAATGAAGACGATGATGAGTAAATCACGTCTCATTTTCCCCTAAAAATGAGACGTCACACTCTGTAATGTTAAACCTATGCGATATCCACATATTACTGCAAGGCTTTTCAATGCACCGCTGATGATTCATCCGCAAAAGCTGGATGCAATTATTGCTGGTATCAGCCCACGTTTATTTGCTGCTAATTCTCATACTGGCGATTCAGCTGGATATGAAATGCTTGCACCAGAATTATTTTCCACTAAAAAAATGAATCGCCAAGATTATGAGCGCGGTTTCCAAGTGGTGGATGGTGTGGCAGTTATTAATATTTCAGGTGCAACAGTGCACCGTAGTCGTATGGAAGCTGACTCCACATTTTTGCTTGGTTATAACGACATTACCAGACAAATTGAAAGTGCCATGGATAACAGCGATGTTCATGCTGTATTGCGCGTTTACGATAGCCCAGGCGGTGAAGTGAACGGCGCGTTTGAACATGCAGAACGTATGCAAGCATTATTGGGTAAAAAGCCCATGATTTCTATTGCGGATAGTATTGCCGCTTCAGCTGCTTACTTAGGTGGTAGTGCCGCTGATGAATTAGTCATTACAAATACTGGGTACGCTGGCTCCATTGGTGTAGTGATGCGTCATATTGATGTTTCACGTGCGATGGCAAATGAGGGTGTTCAAGT